CGAGGGTCTTTCCATTTCTGCCGGCGGGAGGAAGGGTGGCCGCCGGCGTCCGGGAAATAATCGCTAGTGTCTTGCCCGCATCACCACTGCGCCCATGATGATACCGGCCAGCAGGAACGGCAGCGCACAGAGGGCGGCTCGGGTCTGGTAAAGCGGGGGTAACTCGATCTGGACGATGACCAGGACGAAGATGAGATAGCCCATGACAAGTAGGAAAGCGATGCGTGCCCAATCGCGAAGGCGGTTGTTTCTCCAACGGTTCATGTAGTCCTCTTTCTGCCAGAGCTGGCGGTCATTGGGGCGGTTCATAGTATTTGCCTGCAACCTCCCGCCTGCATCTCACACCACTCGTTGGGCGGGCCGGCGGGAATTACCAGGCTCATGTGGGCGTGTATCATCCACGCCTTGCGGCGCAGGAGCTATTTGAGAGGTAGCTTGACATCGCAGTACACTCCTGGGTTAGGTGGTGGATAGGATGCTCCCGCGCCGAAGGGTGAGGACGAGATCAGCCGACGTCATCCTCCTCGATCTCCTCGCCGTCGTCCAGTTGCGCCAGTAGCTTTTCAATCTCCTCCTGCACGGTTTCGAGGGCTTCGATGCGAGCTATCGGTGAGACCTTGACTGCGGCCAAGAGACGGACAGCGGCGAGGGCGGTGTCGGTGCGGTGCGTGAGGTCAGACATCTTCGGCTTCCCGAATTACTTCTAGGATTTCATTGGGTTGTAACTCTATCGTGTTTCCCTCAATGGTCACATAGATGCCGTCGATACGAGTCTTCTCGCCCCAGTAGAAGCCGGGAGGGACAAACTTATTGAAACCAACCACATGGCCTTTCCCTCTGGTGGTCATTACGATATCTCCTATACCAACTATGTAGCGACGTTCATATTTTTGCTCCTCCAGCAAATCAGGATACGGGCCAATCATAATTCTAAGTTCCTCAAACTCCGCGGCGGTCTCGGCCCGCTTCCATTGAACCAGTTGAAACGTCTCAATCAGGAATTGCGCCAATTCCTCCGTGATTGGCTGGCTGACTTCGCGGCGCTTCAGATCTTTGTCGTGATACCAGAACCGCCACCCATCAGATTGTTTTTCTACCCGCAGGGCACGTTGTGGGTGTCCGAGCGTCCGATACCATATATCAAGAAGTCTCACTCTTGACCTCCTCGGCCTGTTTCACATCGGCGATGGCGTTGGCGAGGTCGCCGGGACGGTTCAGTCCAAAGCGAAGCCATAATTCAATCGTTGCATCTTCGGGATAAATGGTGGGCTGAGACTCGCACAGGATTTTTAGCAATGCCGCTTTGAACCTATCCCATTCATCCTGTTCAAAAAACCGAATATGCTCAATGCACATCCACTCCGTTTCGGGGGTGGCCTCGGAGCAGAAGCAAAGCGCTGACTTTCTGTAAATTCTATCGTCCCCGTCCCGGAGCATCCAGTCAGGACTAAGTTCTCGGAAGCCCAGCGCCTCCGCAACCAGCTCGTCTCGGTAAAGCATTCCGTTCATGTGGACTCCTTATCTAATCTCTCGCGCCTCTGCTCCATGCTCAGGGACAGCGCGCGGGCGCGGCGGGGGTCGGGCTTGCCGTCGATTGGGGGGTAGCGGATGGTGATAGTATCGGGATATTGGCGTCTCTTGTTCCCGTTCAAATATCTTTTTATTGCTGTTTTGACATAGCGGCTATTCAATGCGACTGTCCCATTCAAAAGAGAAAGAAAGTAACTCGCCGACCAAGTGCGGGGGGGGTCAAGAGTTTTCCCAAGTTCACTTGCAACCCTCTTGCAAGTCTCGGTAAGGCTCTCATCCTTGCCTCGTTTTTGTATGACAATTTTGCGCAATTCGTCGAGTAAATGCTTTGTAGCATCTGCCATATCTTATTTTACTGCCAAACCCTGCCAAAAGCCTTCCTGACATCATTTAGGCATATTAGGGAGGGGTGAGTTGTCCTTTTTATATCCAATTTTTGCGGTTTCCTTATATTTCAAATAAAATTTTTCGTGAAGGGGATGACAAAAAGACCAACTAGAATTATAAACACTTCCTCCTTGATTTAGAATATTGCAAATAGTTTGAGATTCAAGATACAGAAGGTGTCGTTTTTGGACGGGCGCATCAATGAGATAGGCCTCAAAAACTCGAAGACCAAATATATCCACGTCATCTTGAAGTCGGAGACAGGGATGTCTTCGATTATGAAGTTTGTTAGTATGATCCAATATGCGTGCGAGAATATTGATTGATTGACCAACATAAACCCTTTTTGTTTCGAGATTTCTTATGCCGTAAATACCGGTTATCTTTTCGAGGAGATCAGATAAAACAATATGTTCGCTTTGAAGGATTTTTTGGAATTCTGATGGTAAAATGCTCATGCTCGACATCCTCTTTGTTGAGCCACGCACTCGGCGGCTTACACCGCGCGAGTGCTTTTTTGTGATGAGCAAATTATATCCTAACATAATCTATCTCGCCACCGTCACGCCCCCGCCCCGGCGTACCATATCGAAGCCGCGAATAACAGGATGCATAGAACAAAAAGAAGAATGGAAATCGCGATGAGCATGCATCCCGCGCAGGCCGCGGGGAGGCCGCTATGGTTGCGCATCGTTTCTCTTTTTCCATGATGGTGTTTCGCCAGTCCTAGAAAATGGGCCACTACCCCAATACATCGGCACTTCTTCCATGCCCAGGAATTTCAGGCGGCGGAGTATGCAGTTACAGCATAATACTCCTGCCCCAGGATACGGAGTTGGATTGATTGCTTCCCAAACATCGTCAGGTACGATCAAATCAGCCCAACCCTCATCTCCATAGTCCGCTCCGCAATCCGAACATTCACCCCCTGCCGAAATATCATCTGGATATACCCATTGTCGTTGTTGACCATGTGGCTTATCAAGACGTTCAAGGGGCGATCTATTTCTAAATTCACTCACAGTACTCCTCCGTCCTTACACCCGTCCCGAAACAGGAGGCGGAAGGCGTCACTCTGGGCGAGCATCGTATTCCACTGCCCCAATCGCCGCCAGCGCCTCGTCCACATCGTTGCAAACGTATACCGGCGCGTGTTGGCTGAACTCCTCGTGCCATGCTTCCTCCGCGGGCGTTAGCCTCCGTTCCGAGGGCGGCTTTGCCCCATCCTTGACTTCGATGAGAACCCAGCGGCCACGGAACGCCACGAGCAGATCTGGGCAACCGCCTCCGACAGCATGGAGGTGACACACTTTCGCTCCCGCAGCGCGGAGGGCGGCGACAACCCGGGGTTGATTGGCGTCGGCGCGCTTAGGCTGGTAAGCTAGTTTACGGGGCATCGGACTTGTAGGCGGGGAGGAGGGAATTGAGGTCGAGAGTGAGGGGGATCATTTCTTCGGCCACGGCCACGGTGTCAACTTGCCGTTCATGCCCACGGCATTGTCGATTTCGAGTTTTTGGAGAGGGACGCGCCGTGGTCTTGGTTGTGCACGCGTGGACTGGTCTGCCGCCGGACTAACGGTATAACCCATTTCGATGAGGCGATATGCCTTGTCGCCCGACATCCTGACCAGATGCACCTTGCCGCCATTCCAATCCGGGCGCGAGACGTCAAAGTTGGCAGGGCTGAACTTCTTGCTCGTGGGGTTGTAGAGATTGAGGCGGGCGACGGCGCCCCTCATTCTGTTCTTCTGTTTATCGGTTGTAAACATCTTGAGCTCCTTCCACAATTTCAAGAGGTAATTGTACCTGCACCGGCTTCGGCACGGGCAGTTTGGCGAGGCGACGCTGCTCGTAGGCATTATGCTTCATGCGCTCCGCCTTCGCCAGCGTCTCCAAAGTCACCTCATCCACCTCCTGCCGGGTCCCGAGCCAATAACCGCCGCCGTCGCCGGAGGTGGCGAAGATATAGCAGCCCTCGTTGGTCAGGCGCAACTCCTCGATCCATTTGCGTACCTTTCTATCCCAGTGTTCCTCGGAACGGCTATCTGAGAGGAAGTGGCTATATTCGAGATTGTCTATCTCGTCGGCTTCAAGGAGCAGGAACACGACGCGGGAGACGAGGGCATTGCGTTTGATGCGGGTATCGCGGCTCCGGTGGTTTTTGAGGATGCCGAGGATGAGTTCGCGTGGATTCATTTCTCGCCATCCAGGGCGGAGAGGGCGTCCTGTGCATGTTTCCTTACTCCCTCAATCACGTGGCGCATGTTCGAGGCCGAAATCCTAGCAAGGGATGGTGCTCCCTGCTCCTTCAAAACACGGGCAACCTCCTCCCATTCCTGCTTATCCAATTCCTGGAATACTTGCAGCGGATAGGCCTCGGCCCAATCAACAATTTTTTGAATGTCCACCTGCGCCGCCTCCGCTATCCGTCTGAGGATGGCGTTCTCGGCGAGAGCGGATGCCCAAGATTCGAGCATTTTCGGGATTGTGTTGCCCCATTTCCGGCCATATATTTCCTGTGCCCATTTTGGGAGCAGGGCAATCTCTTCATTAGTTGTCATCGCTGTGCTCCACAGCCGCGAGGACGGCTTCGCAAATCCGCTCAGCAAAATCCTTAGAAAGTAATAAATATATTGTTGAGTATCTCCGACCCAGAATTTCAGTTAGGCGATCCTGAACATCGGCATTGTTACATGCTTCTCGCAAGAACGCGAGCGCCTGCGCGGGGTCGCGGGAGGGGTGGTAGCGTGCCACCGGATGTATCCGCTTACTCATCAAATTGGGAGCATCCCGCATTACCCAATCGCGGCCATCGTCTGATAACACCCACCCCTGCGCCCTTGCGACGCGGGCGTCCAGATCGGGTTCGGTTCGGGGGTCAGTCATTGGAGGACTCCGACAGATCCTCCATCGTAGCAACAATGTGGCTGCGTTCTGTTGCCAATCCTTTGCTCTCCGCATAATTCAGGAATTTATCATATAGTCGGTCAAGCTCATTTTCTTGCTCTTCCGTAAGTCCTTCAAGTTCGATGTGGATTGTTAGCTTCTTGGTGCTCATTCGCTTCTCTCCTGCTCGACCGCCTTGCTCGCGGCCAGGGCTTTAAGTTGCTTATGGACGGGATTGCCTTCGTTCAATCTGGCGACGTGCTCACGTACCTCCGGCAGCATGGTGAGGTTCTGCTTCTCGCGTGCTACGATCTGCTCGTAGGCTTTGCTAAAATGGGCATACAACACGCCCATGTTATCGTACTGCATGATGGTTTGCCGCCCCATTGCTTTGAGAGTGGCCTTCACCAGGGGGTGAGTCGAGGGATACCCACTGTAGGAGTTCAATTCGGCAATCGCCTGCCCCCAGGCCTCGGCGGTGGAGGGCACGTCGGGGTTCGAGATTTCGGCATACACGGAGCGGATTTCTGCGATGGTGGGCCAGGTTGCATAGGGATGACGCGCAATTGCGGTCTGCACGGCCAGGATCATGAGCTCGGGGTCGAGGTCGGCCAGGAATTTCTGGTAAACGATTATCGTACCCTTCTCGACCTGGACGTTGGGGAACGCGCCGGTGAGCAGGGCGATGGCGGCGTCTAATTCATTCGGTTTCGCCACGTTCGCGATCCTCCATGACTTCTTTCAGCAGTTGCATGTTCCGGGCGGTCTTGCTGGTGGAGCGGTTCTGTTTCGTTCCGGGCAGCTCTCGGCGCTGGTAGTAGTCAAGCATTGCGCCCACGTTGCTGCGGTTCCAGCCGGCGAGAACGTAGGCTCGAGCAACGGAATACCAGAACTCGATGTCGTTTGGTTCTTCCCCCACGATTTTGATGATTTCCTCCGCCTGGGGAGGGCTGGCGTTCCATTTCGCCCCATCGGTGTAAGCCTGGACGGCGGGGTGGCGTGGGGCGAAGCCACCCCCCTGGTTCTTCTTCTTATTGGTTCTTCTTATTGGTTCTTCTTCCCGTCTCACTAAGTGGACTGTTTCTTGTTGCGAAACGGACTGTTTATTCACAGACTGGACTGTTTCTCCCCCTCTATTCTGTCCGCTTTTCGGACTCTTTCCATAGGACATAAATCGTTTTATCTGGTAGGTGTTGGGCTTTCCTCGTCCCCCCCCTGGAGTTATTTGAATTAGAGATAGACCGGCCAGTTTGTCCAGTGCCCTCTTGATCGTTGAGCGATTGGAATATCCGGTCTCGGCCATTATGGTTTCGTAGGAGGGAAAAGACTCGCTTTTTTCGTTGATGTGAAGGGCAATGCAGATAAAAACGGAAAGAGAGGCATCCGATAAAAGGCTCAATGATTCTCGAAAGGTAACGTCCATTTTGATGAAAGGCGGTAATTTCTTTTCTTTTAGCTGCCCATATTCCGTGACGTATTCGGTTGTTTCCTCGCGGATGGTCAGGCCTTGTATTTGTGGCATTGCTCGCTCCAACGAAAAACCCGCTTGGATGAGGTCTCCGGTTTCCGCCGCCACCTAAATGGACGAACCGAAAACCTCACCAAAGCGGGCTTCTGGCGGCAGCGGATAGAGACATTGTACCACGTCGCGGGCGGGGCGCAAGGCTAGGCCTTCGGCTTCCACAGCACGAGTTCGCCGTCTTGCAGGCGCACAACGTAAGCGATAACTAGCCGGACGAGCAGAACGTACCCGTAGCGTAATCCCACAATCGTGCCCGGCCCTTCGTGGGTGAGGACATCGTGGCCGAGCATTTCATTTTCCATTAGAACAGCGCTCCGCCCGGATAGAGAATCTCAAGCCCGCGGCGGCCAAAGTCGCGCTGCCAGGAACCGTCTTCATAGTAGGCCATGATGAGGGCAAAGTAATTCCGGCCTGGGATGTACTTCCCCTGTGACCACGCATGTACGGTGGCATGAGTTATGCAGGCGTCCTCAGGCAGCCCCGAATTCAGAGAGGCCGCGAACTTGCGGAACGTTTCCTTGCGCTCGGCCATCAAGGCTTTGAGATACTCTTTGAATAGGGTTCGTTGCGCAATGGCTTTTTCGTAGGGTTTCATCTCGGCACAAGAATATCACAAAAGAAACAGGTTGTCAAGTCACTTGACAGGATTGAGGAGATATGCTAGAATTTGGCAGACATCCGCAAAATAACGAGGAGACGCGATGACCGAAACCGAGAAGCAAGCCCGCGAGATTTACGAAGAATACGATGTCCCCTTCCCAAAGCCGTGGGCGGGGCTGAAATTCATCTGGCACCCCTGGCACCAACCGGCGTCTCGGCTATATTGGCCGATGCTATTCGAGGAGTTTTGCAAGCGCGCGGTTGAAATCGGCACGAAAAAACCAGAGCGTGAGCGGCTTGAACGGCTAACGCTAATGCGGCCCGCCAAGAGGCAGTTGGCTATTCCGAAATATTTCGCCAAAGCGTGGGAGGCTTACGTCAAAACGCGGGAGGCTTACGCCAAAGCGTGGGAGGCTTACGCCAAAGCGCGGGAGCCTTACGCCAAAACGCGGGAGGCTTACGCCAAAGCGTGGGAGCCTTACGCCAAAACGCGGGAGGCTTACGCCAAAGCGTGGGAGCCTTACGCCAAAGCGCGGGAGGCTTATGACAAAGCGCGGGAGGCTTACGCCAAAGCGTGGGAGCCTTACGCCAAAACGCGGGAGGCTTACGCCAAAGCGTGGGAGGCTAACGTCAAAGCGCGGGAGGCTTATGACAAAGCGCGGGAGGCTTATGACAAAGCGTGGGAGGCTTACGTCAAAGCGCATAAGAAACAAATCCTCGCCATTCACGCCGTCGAGTGTCCTAACTGTAGGTGGGATGGCGAGAAGCTTCCGCAATTCGATTGAGGAGGCCTGGATGAACCTAAAAGAGATTGAGATCAGAGCAAAGCATTTGGGGAATTATTTACATGACAACAGAATGTCCGCTGCCGAAATGGTTAGCAAAGATGTCCCTGCCCTCATCGCCCAAATAAGGGGGCAAAGGAATTTGTTGAAGAAACTGCGGAACGGCATTGGCGATCACTACCATCCCGAAGAAATAACAACTGACGAGGACAGATATATCTATGTTGAATTATCGTCGCTTCAAACATGGTGGGAAGATGCCAACGATGCCCTCGCCGATTTGGAGGATACCGATGACCCTGATACTGATTGACCCCCTCACCGGAAAAGCCGTGGAGCACGACATCGAATCCTGGGGTGCGCAGTGCCGTCTTGATCCAATCGACGAAGCTGCTGCGTTACCCGAAGGCACCGTCATATACACGACAGAGGAAGCTACCCCCTCGCTGCTCTCGGACGCGGAGTTGTTGGCGACGCTGAGGAGCGTGGAGTGGGTACAATGGGATGGCGGCGTTTACTGCCCCGGTTGTTTTGCTTATCACGGCAATGGTCACAACGGTGGTTGCCGCTTGGCGCTCACGATTTCCGCACTGGAACGGAGGTTGGATGGACGGCTTTCCTGAGCATCTTCTGCACCCTGACCACAAGGCGGCCAGGATAAAACGAACTCTGGTTTGCTCCAATTGCTGGGGCGAGTTGAAGGTGGAACCGTCTGATGAGCCGCACATTGACCTGATCTTCTGCTTCAATTGTGGATTGGAGACGCGCGGCTACGTGAGCCGGGAGTGGGCTCGGCAACGGAAGCTGGAGAGCGGGCTGGAAGCGGGCGAGGTCAAGCGCAATTATCCTGAATTGGCGCCGGATGATGGTGAAAAGAAAAGCGCCGAGGAGCTTATCCACGAAATCGGATTTTGATTGGAGGAAGAAATGTCTGGAATCGTAGGACTTACTGACAGGGGTATGGCGTTCCCGGAGATCGGGCAGATACGCAAGGGCGAGGAGAAAACCAGGGCAGACCAACCCGGCAAGGACTTGACCTATTTCCGCGTAGTGTTTGCCGAGGCCGAGCGCGAGGCGCAGCGCGTGTTCGAGCAGCATTACGGCAGCGAACCGGCGAAGATCCAAATTTGGCTGCCGTTCCCTGACCGTGACCGCTGCTGGGAAGCGGCTTATGAGGCGTATACCGCCAGCGAGTTGAAGGCCCGCGCCGGTATCTGTCCCCTGCCCGAGGCTGACCTCACTCTGAATTATTTCGAGAAGTTGAAGGACCCGGAGACGCTGGAGGTGCTGGTCAAGGATTGGCGGGATGCGGACGGGAAGCTGCGCGTGTTTGACCCCGATGCGCCGGTGGGTCACTACATGAACCAGAAGGGCAAACGCATTCCGCTTTACGCAACTCCGGCGGGCCGCCTAAAAGTTATTCTCCCCATTCTTGGGCGGTTGGCTTTCTTCACGGTACACACGACCTCGATCTGGGACATCGCCGAGATTTCGGGCAACCTGGACGCCTTGCAATGGACGAACGCGCAGGTGACGGGGAATGATAGCCTGAGCCGCATCCTGATCGACCTATACCGCAAGCCGAAAAAGATTTCCGTGCCGAAGGGCAAGGGTGCGGGAGGCGAGCGCATCCGTGTGGAGAAGTGGCTGCTGCACCTAGAGGCGAACCCGGAGTGGGTGCGCACGAAGGTTGCCGAGAGCTATGCCACCAGCTTGCCCGCCTCCCCCGCCGGCGCATTCCTGCCGGAGGGCAACGGCTATGAGAATGGGGACGGCGAGGAGGTAATTGAAGCCGAAGTAGCAAAAGCTGCCGCAGAGTCGAAGCCGAAGAAACAGGAGGCGCAAGTCAGCAACAGCGATGAGCGCGCACACAAAAACTCCTCGATGTATTGGGATTTCGTGAAGGAGAACGGGATACCCCAGAGCAAGGGGCAGGTGATGCTCGCGAAGAACAACCATGATTACACGGAGGCATATTGGGAGTTGGCCGACGAGCTTGGGATCGCCGGATGAACGTCGCCATCGGCAGGCAGCCGCAGGGATGCCTCACCGCCGCCGAGATCTTCAAACGCTGCGGGTACGCCATTACCTACTATGAGGGTAGCCGCCGTAATTCAAGGACACGCGAACACGCTGCCCGTCTCGTTCAGCAGGTTGCAAAGGAACTGGTGGAGCACGAGGTCTCCTGCGCCCAATGCGAGCGGGAAAGGCTGGCGCAATCCGAGAGGATGGAGGCGTGGATGCGAAAGAATAAACTATCGCAAGTTGAGGAGCAAGGCAATGGATGAGAAATTTGTAAAAGATTTGGCTTTGTGGCGGAAAACTCTCGAACACAAGAAGAATGATTTGGAAGCGGTTGAAGCAAGCCTACACGAAAGCCCGGAATGGCATCACTACAAGGCGGCTCTCGATGCGCTGAAAGTGGCTCAAGACGGGGAAGCGGATGCCGCGGCGCTCTTGCGTGAAACCGCATTGGCTGATTACCAAATGAAAGGCATCCCGAACTTGCCCGGTTGCAAGATAGCCGAGTACACGGTGCTTTCCTATGATCAAGGACTGGCCTTGGGGTGGTGTGTTGATCACGAACTCGTCAACCTCTTGAGCCTGGACAAGCGCGCATTCGAGAAGGCAGCGAAGGAATTGCAGCCGGACTTTGTGACGGTATCTGAGGAGCCGCGGGTCAGGATTGACAGCGACCTCAGCGAGTTCCTGACCGGAGATTAGAATGGCCGAGAAATACAGCAAGATCGCTATCGTGATTTATGGATGGAGCGGGGAGGCTGCTGATGAGATTGCCGATGAGATTGCCAGAGAGGAAGTGAGCCTAAGTCAGCCTATCCCTGTGGGGCAGGAACTGGCAGATGGGACGGTTAGCAACGCCCTCGATGAGTTTATGACCCAGCTTCTCTGACCTGAGTGACTGACCGCAAGCCTGCCGAGCTCGCCAAACAACTGATAGCCGCCATAGACCAGGAGCGCGGCAAGTCCTGGCGTAAATGTCTCCTCGCCTCCCGCGTCGTTGGTCTCTATAAACCCGGCCTCACCCTCGCCATTGCGCGCAAGCGCGGTCTCAGCGTTGACCAGATCGAGACCTGGGCGCGGGCCGGACGCACGCTCTATGCTCTGCGCCGCCTCATGGGGGACGCCGAGCAATACCACTATTTCAAGCAAGTGATCACGATCCTCGGCCCAACCCACCTCGCTATCCTGGGCCGCTATTGGGAGAACGCGCAGGGGCGCTACCGCCAGATGGGGGACGAGGACGCGGTGACGGTCATCCTCGAAGCGGCTATGGGGGGCTGGTCGAAAGAGAGGCTGGCGGCGCAGTTGCAGGAGAGTTTCGGTTCCAGGGAGGGCGATCCCCCTGAGTGGCTGGTGTACGGGGACAGGATACGCAAGCCACTATATAAGTTGACCACGAGCTACGGGGTTCCGGACGAACTGCGGGAGGCGGGGAAGCAGATGTTGAAGGCGTTGGATATGACGAAGGCGAAAGAGGTAGAGAATGATGAATGACGTTATCAAGGCGTTTGAGGAAACTCACGGCAAGTTAAGGGATTGTGTAGATGGGCAGGGTAAAGCATTGTGGTATGCGGCATTAGGTAGCTTCTATCTCGGCTGGCTTGCCCGGCCAGGTGATGACACGAACAGAGATAGGGAACCTCACGCGGAAATTGTTCAAAAGTGGGAGGATTTTTGTACTATCTATAATCTTCCCAATCACGTTCGCAATCCCGTTATCTATGCTTACGGATATGGCACGAGAGGTGAACCGCCTGGCACTTTCAAGCTCCTTTTAGAACGCTTTCGCATAGGGAGTATAGCTATCAGGAATGTTGGCCGATACCGTATATGGCTTGTTCAACAAGCGCTGAAAGAGATGGGGGCAAAAGAAAACCCTCCGGCTTAGGGAGACCGGAGGGTTTTGGCAACTGGAAGCGATACTAGGCCTTGCTTTCAGTTGGCGTTTTATCGGCGGGGTAACGGCGGCTTATCGGATATAGAAGCCAGTCGTTTATTGACCTCGCAATTCTCCCGATGCTGTGGCAGATGCTCCCAGCGCAACCAGGAGACGACGAGGATGGTGAGTAGCAGGAAGAGGGCGCAGGCGGCGGGGATCATTTTCAACTCTCCTCTTTAGCAGACAGAAACAACAGATTGCCGCACACGTACGCGGTTTTTGGCTCCTGCCCCGTTGTAAAACGGAATTGGCGGGCGGCCTCTTCGGGGAGCATGTGGCTATAGCCCCTCAAATCACCGTAGGGCGGGAAAGCCTTGAGTAGCTTTTGGCGGGGATCAAGCGGGGTGATGGTCATTTGGCCTCCTGGATCATATTGTAGAGATATGTGCGTCCGCCTTCCTTGATGAGCAGTTCGGCGGATAGTCCAAAAGTTCTTGCAACCTTGCTTCCGCGTAAATTTCTGCGGCTTTTTTGGGTGAGGGTGCCCCAACTTTCGGGAGTTCTGTAAGCAAGGATAGTCGTCCTCTAAAGTCAAAAACCTCGAATGTCCGGTTCATTTTGCGGCCTCCTGTCGTGCCTTGTACTCGCGATAGGTCATATTCTTGGCAAGCAATTCGGTAGATGCGTGTAGCTCATTGGCTGTGCAATGGATGGATTTGCGCGCGGCCTTCGAGATAGCGATATGCGCGGCTGTGGCTTCGTAGATGTAGGATTGCGCCCATTCCCCATGTTTTTCACTATCTAGCCAAACCCGGTAAACATTCATTTTGTGGCCTCCATTAGTGCTTCCTGTGCGCGGCGCTTGGCTCCAAATGCACCGCCATCTAACTGAATACGAGTAATCCCGTATCGGCTGGTAAGCCCGTTGTCATCGTAAATCCATTCCATTGAACTATCCTTTCCGGGCGGCTTGTTCGCCCTCTACTGCCTCTCTCTCGCGAGAGAGGCAGTCGGAGGAGGAGCAGGTATGCCAGGGTGAGGGCGGTCACGAGTACGAGGGCAAATACGGCGGCAAGGGCGAGGGCATTGTGGGTCATTTTCCCTCCTGGGGGGGCTTATACCCCTCTGGCCACGTGGTGTATTTGTTGTGGCGGGCCTCGCTCAGGTCGGCCTCGCTCAGGTCGGCCTGGCTCAGGTTGGCCCATCTCAGGTTGGCCCCGCTCAGGTTGGCCCCGCTCAGGTTGGCCCTAATGCGGGCTGGGAGGACTCCATTGGCAATCGCCCAGCCCACATACTTTTTGAGCAGGGGATCAGCAAGTAGTTCGTGCCATTTTCCATTGGCCTCCTCCTCTGTCCCCCACAACGGGCCGATGTCGAACCCCTTTGGGAATTTCTTCTCGAATTCATCTTTGGCCGGCGAGCAGGGGCCAAAGTTTTCCAGCGTTTTTGGGTTTATGACCTGTTTCATTTCAGCTATTCTCCTATCGGCCTGGTTCTTGCCCCGCACTCGACGCAGTTGTCCTCGATCGTGAGCATGTGGGCCTCACAGACCGGACACCAGTTTTCGCCGTCTATTGGTCGCCAAAACCCCAGCGTAAAATGATAGCCCGTTCTGCTGTGTTCGGTAAAAATGTGGACTTCGGCATCATCTTCAAGGTGTGAAATCTTGGGGTAAATCTTCTCGAAGGCGTGTTCGTACCCGTGTGCTGTGACAGTTTGGGGAGGCGTATTCGTGTTGCCTTCCCTCCAGTAAAAAGTGCGCATTGTCTATCCTTTCCGGGCTTGTTCGCCCTCTACTGCCTCTCTCTCGCGAGAGAGGCAGTCGGAGGAGGAGCAGGCTAGTGGGTGCGCTGGAAAATGACGGTATTTTCATCCGCCCACATAGTCAAAACGGGTGCATCACCATGCACGTACCATTTTGAAACCGTAATTGCAAAATCGCCAGAGAGCGAATGATTTTTATTGCGGGGGTGTAAATGGGTCACAATTTCCTCTTCGGGATCAAACTGCTGTAATTTCGTGATAAGCTCTGATACTTTCATCGCCTATTCTCCTTGCCGCTCTTCCCGGCGGCTGCATCGGGGGTTTGGTTAGTGTTCAGTATAGAAATGCCAGGGATCGGCCTTTACCCTGAACACGGCTTCAGAGGGTTGATTGTTGAGAACTGGTTGGAAGGTATGCTCATCCGCTCCCCCGCTCGTCCATTTCCAGATAACGATTTCTGTATCATCGGGGAAGGATGTCAATGCGTCAATCAATTCTTTCTTAGTCATGGGTCGTGTCTCCTGTTTTGGGTTGGCGGATCAGCGCCATTAGCACGGCGTAGAGAAGCCAATAGATTGCCCTGGCGTACTCATCGCGCTCCAGGTGGTACTCAGAGGTCTCAAGCGCTTCGTGGATGGCGTTCATACTCTCAGTCTAGCAGATTTGGGGCATTGCAATGTTGCAGTTTCATATCAAAACTGCCTGAAAAGTTTGCAAAGCACAGGACAGGTGCAAAGATGATTGCGGGGCTGGATTGCAGCAACCCGCTTGCATCCTCCCACGCTTTTTGCTACAATCCAGGCATGAACAAGCAGCAGACGACCGAGGTTGTCTACGAGCGCAACGAGCGGGGGCAGTTCGTTACTCTACCTGAGCCTGCGAAGCACCACCGTATAACCACATCTGAAAAAGCCCGAGAACTCCTACGTACTCGCTGGGATGCATATCGAGAAGCCCAAGAGCAAGGACTAATGAACGGGGCTTCCGCCAGGACAGCGCCAGAGGCTTGGGGTCGCGTCGTCGAGAAGCAAACCCGCGTCGCCATCAAAGGCAGTGGCCACGTCGCCAACGGCGCGGCGGACTTTGTCCGGAAGGTTGTGATGGGTGACGCGCCGGAGGAGGAGCGCGGCCCGACCACGGTAAACAACGTGTTGGTGCTGATCCAGCGCGCCGCGGCTGAGGAGGCGGGGGACCCGGCTGGCGCGGCTGGCGAGGTCGTGGAAGGCGAGGCGGTTGACATTCCGTCTGTGGTAGTTGAGGCCACACCACCCGCAGCGACGCCGACACCGGGCAGCACGGGCGAGGCGGCAACCGAAGGCGACGGATGACGGCGGGCGCACAGTTACCCATTGGTCGGCGAGCGAGGACGGGACGGTCTCACCAGGGCAGGCGAGGTGATATGTGGGTCGAGGACTACTGGTCAGGCAAGGGTGAGCGATGGTTGATGAGTGACGAGGAGATATAACAAATGTGCAGAGCGGCGGGGGAGGGGGGATGTTGGTTGTGGTGATTATATGCGTCTTACCGGGTTCCCTTACGTGCGAGTGTGATATACTGAAAATACGTCGATTGGCTTTGTAAGTAAAAGGAGTTTGTGATGTTCAACCGTCGAGCACCCTTTATCAATCGCACCGGAAGCAGCATTGAAGTCAACTGTGTTCTCTTTTGCCTTGCCTGGCTGAGGGAGGGCAAAAGAAGGCTGATCGTTCAGTTCTAAGAAAGGAGTCTAAGATGGCACCAAACCCAAAACGGAGAGAAAAGATAAAGGGGATGCAGCAACAGTACAAGTCAGGGAACTTGCCTCCATTACCACCGAATGCGCCGCCGAAAGTCAAGTCGGCATACGAGCAATTTCAAAGTGGCGGCATACCCAAGATGCCCACGTACACACCTGGGAGTCATCCTGCGCCCGGTGGTGGGAGTGGAGGGACAGCCAATCCGAGGCCGTGGAGGGGAGTAAGGAATCCGACGCAGGCTCAGCTGACAGAGTGGCTGGCTGGGTCTGGGCTAACGCAGGACCAGGCGATAGCGAGGCTGCAAGCCAATAGAAAAGAGAAAAAGAAAGACGGAGGAGGCACAGGGGGTGACACTACAGACACTACAGACACTACAGACACTACAGACACTTCAACCACGACGAAGAAGCCGAAGAAGCCGGGTGGCAAGAAGGGGCCGACACCGTACAAGCCTTTGTAAAAATGGCAACCTGGGCGGACGTTCCACGAACCGAGGCAAAAGCGAAACTGCTCAGCTGCCTAAGCTGTGGAGGAGTGAAACCCGAGGAGCGATTCAAAATCTGTGAGCAATGCGGCGTCCCCATCTGTCTTGACTGCACCACCAATCCCTGCTGGTATTGCGGAGAAGAACGTCGGGGACGAAGTAGAGCGGATCAAGAAACGGGCCGGGGCAATACTTAGCTTCTTAGAGGCGAGGGAGGAGAAGGCGCAGGCAAAGGTCTGGAGGGCCGCGTTGCGCGTATTGAATGGAGAGTTGGGGGAAGTGAAGGAGGAAGAGGTCATACAGGCGTGGCAGGAGGAACTGCTGCCCGCCTTCGTTCAGTTGAACGATAACCCGATGGGGTATTCGGGGTACTACGAGTTGGTGTGGGGCGAGGAGTGGCCGGAGCACTGCTGGGATTGGGCGAACCTTTATTACGAGGCACACGAGGAGGGGATGTACTCGCTCATCGAAGCCTTTCGAGGCAGCATCAAGTCCACGTTCAATTCATTGTTCGTCAGCTTTCGCGTGGGCCATGAACCGGCCAAAATCAACCTTATAATCTCGTCCAGCGACGACAAGGTGAAAGAGATCGGGGAACTGATCGCCAACGTGATCAAATACAACAAGGCGTGGCAGCGCATCTTCCCTCACGTGGTGCCGGACGAACAGGGGCATTGGAGCGTGGAGGCAGGATACAGCGTCTGGGACAATCGAGTGCCTTACCCGGAGTGGACGCAAAAGACGATGGTGGAGGGAGGGCGCGCGCCCACGGTGAAGGTGGCGAGCTACAACAGCCAGTACCTGCCGGGGCCGCACCCGACAGGCGTGCTGATGATCGACGACATCCACACCGAAAAGAACTCGGAGTCGCAGCGGGAACTGCTGAGGGTGAAAAGTGTGGTAACGAGGATCCTCGTGCCTGTGATTGAACCGGAGACCTGGTTCTTGATAAACGGAACGCCCTTCAACTTTGCTGACGTCGTGGCCTGGGCCAAGATCAACAAGAGATTCAAGAGCATGAGCACGCCGGTGAGGAAAGAGGATGGGACACCGGCGTGGCCGCAGAAGTGGAACGAGGGCGCCATCGAGAGGCAGAGGGAAACGATGAACGATGACGTGGCCTTCGCACAGATGTACGAACTCAACCTAGAAAAGGCGAAGGGGCAGGTGCTAAAAAAGGTGTGGCTCGAACCCTACTTCCCCGCGGCCGAGACCAAACCGAAGGACTGGCTCGCCTTTGGCTTTATTGACTACACCTCGACCTCGCGGCCTGATAAGCAACAGTCGGATTACTTTTCACTCGCTATCGGATTGCTGCCGCCGAGGTCACGATTTCTCTTGCTCGTGGACGGCATCTACGCCAGGCTGGACCAGGACGACGCCCAGGAACTGGCGGTGGCGAAGATACTGGAATACCCGAAGATGATGGTGGTGGGGGTGGAGGCGCTTTTCTCGGGGAAGGAATATCAAAACACGCTGGCCCAGAACCAATACCTGCTTTCAGCCGGCATCGTGCCGAGGGCGTGCCGGGGAGGGCCGTGGGCGAAATCGAAGGGCTACCGCTTCGAGAAGATTTTGGCTCCACGCTTCAAGAGTGGCATGGTCAGGATCACAGACGAGGAGAACGAATATCTGAACGCCCTCAAAAGCGAATGGGTGGGCTGGCAAGGGGACGCGCTGGCCGCGCTTGGACATGACGACGCCCTCGACACGGCCTTTGGCGCGTTGTGGATGGCAATGCCCTACCTGCCCGTGGACGAGTATTCGATCAACACCGTGGCCGAGACCTTGAATTTGGAGGCGGGCGGCGGGGAGCAGAAAGTGAAACCTGATGCTATGCTTCAAGCTTATGCGAGGAAATGACCATGCCTGAGACCAAAGACTACTATCTCGGCCTCATCCGAGAAATGATCGACGATGACAAGGACAGGGACAAACTCGTTCAGAAGGTGGACGAAATCTTCTACATGGATTGGAAGATCGACGAGGACTTCCGCAAACTGGGAGTGAGAGAAATGATTGACTCCAGTGGCCACGACGTCGTCAACCAGGCCGCTGCCATCTACTCCAAGTCCATGCCGATGATAACTATCTCGCCGCTTTCGAGCGCCAAGCTGACGCCGGAGCGGATCAACGACATCGAGACCTGGCTGAGGGCTACGCTCGAACTGGCCTGGATGCGGCAAAACAACAACGGCTTACGGTCGCTGGTGCAATCCGTATTCCTGTACGACGAGATCATCACCCAGGTGAACTTTCTGCCCTGGCAGATAGAGGCGTGGAAGAGTTTTGGGCGTGACGTCCGCTCCATGCAGGAGACCCTGCGCTACGGGAACTTCTCGCTGCCCGTGCTGCATCCGGCTAATGTGCACGCGAGATATTCGGATAATATGGCCGAACGCCTCGTAACCGTGAGAGTGGACAAGATCGACAACTTGGTTGCGCGCTACGGGGAAACGCTGATGAAGCCATTGACCGACAGCGTGGGTTGGCAGAAGAGGCCAGCTAACAATAAGCTGAACGCGGGCATGCGCTATGCCACGCTTTATGATTACATTGACCGTGAGGCGCACGTGATGCTCGCCACGCCATCGTCTACGTTCTCGGCAGCCAACGTCAACTCCGGCCTGGTGCTGATGAACCAGAAAAGAAAGGAGCCGTTCTTGCCCTATGCATCCAGGATTGGGGGAGGCCCGCCGATGCGCTCCGGCAAAGTGCAGCGGCTGCCCATGCTTTACCCCATTGTGGAGACGGGCATGTGGGAGGACGTGAACCTGCTCGATTCGCTCAACTTCTGGGACGCGACGAAGCGCATGGGAGCGCAGAGGTATTGGTACGAGGGCGTCGGCGGCGAGAAAGTCTTCATCAAGTATTTCACCCACGAAGACATTCTACGTATGCCTCCTGGTACTGTGCTTAACGAACTGCCCGTACCCCCGATTGACCAGAACATCGAATACTTGATCTCGAAACTGAGGGCGCGCATGGAAGCCAGCTCGATGTCCAATGTGCTGCGAGGCTACGAGCCACAATCCGGCGTGGCCTACGCAAGCATCAATCTGGCGGCGGCATCGGCCGTGAAACGGATCGGGCCGATGGTGAGGCTGGCGGAGAACGCCATCGCTGACATCTGCCGCGTGATGCTGGAATGGCACGCATTCACCGGCACGCCTCTTTGGATGCCCGGCATGGAAGAAGTTATCCTGGCCCAAGACATTCCGGTGCAGACCCTCTACATCGACGTGAAGCTGGCCGAGGAAGACGCGCTGGATAAGACCAGCAAGATGAACCAGGCGCTCATGGCTTACCGCGAGGGCCTGGTGGACCGGCGCGGGGCCATCGAACTGAGCGGCGAGACGAACCCGGATAGTGTTGTCAATAAGGTCAGAAGCGACAGCTTCGAGAACGCGGCGATGGAGGCTGAGGTGGCTTCGTTCGCCGCCAACCAGCAGCTTATCAACCAGATGAAGGCCGGGGGCTTCCCGATCATGGCGCAGAGATTGGCGGCGGGGGACCCGGTGGCGATGCAGATATTCCAGATGATGGAGCAGGTGGCGGCGCAGGCGACGCAGCAACCCGAGCTCGCGGGACAGCAAAATGGGCGAGGGCCTGTGGAACAGGGAACGCCCGCCAACCCAGAGAACGAATTGCAGGATATGAGAGGCGCGATGATGGAGGGCAGGGAGGGGCCGCTGTTCAACCGCGCCGAAGGCGGGATAACCAGCGAGGGTTCGGATGGCTTGGACACCTTCGAGGGCCGTACCGGAACCGACCGCGCCGGCAATGAAATCCTATGAGCGTGAGAGAGGATGAGGTCTTTCTTATTTCCGCACGCCTGGAGGCGCGCAAGGCGCACGCCGAGTTCCTCGCACGCCATTTCGAGGGCCGAGGAACACCCGCCCCGCACGGCCTCGACCCTTTCGCGCCGGAGATCACCGCGGCTTTGAAGTCGCTTCTCGCACAACTACAGGCAAAGGTACAGGAACAGGTCGATGGGACAGAAGGTAGATTACCTTAGGTCGCTCCCGAAGTCGCTGCAACCCGAGGCGCAGAAACTTTTCGCGCAGGGGAAATCGGTTGACTTCGTAAGTAAGCAGCTTGGCTACTACGACGTGCCAAAAACCGTCACGGTGGGGGGCGGCCTCAGCACGCCATCTGACATTGCAAACTATTATTATGGGGACCCACGCGCCTATGGCGCGATCCTGAATGACCCCCGCAATGCCCAGTTCATCAGTTACGACAGCGCCGGAAATATGTTCTTTAACTTGCAGCCGGGAGACCAGCTTTACCTGCCCTCGAGCTTCAGCGGCTACGTAAGCCCACGGACGGCGGGAGCGCAGCCCGTGCCTGGCGCGGCCACCTACGCGGAGTTGCAAGCGGCCAAGGAAGCAGAGGAGGCAGCGGCAGCGGCAGCGGCAGCCCCAAGTTCCGGGGTGATGGGTTCGGGTTTGGAGAATGCCAACCTCCAGGCCCAATTAGGCATTGGAGTGGCATACCAAACCGCACCTTCGGGCAGACATGGGGTTGGCGCAAGGCCTCCGTGGGAAACCATGTCGGGCGGGGCCACAACTACAAGCACGGGCCTAAAATCAGAGGATTTACCCAAATACCAGCCGCCGCCTAAACTCGGAGCGGCTTACCAGACCTCGCCCTCGGGACGCAGCGGTGTGGGCGCGCGGCCAGCGGGAGAGACAAACCAGGCTTACAACCAGGTCTACATCGAGACCTACAAGACATTCGTGGGCCAGGGCTTCGAGCCAGGCTACGCTGCTTATCGAGCCAAGATTGCCGCCAACTCTGCTAGTGGCGTTTCGGCTGTGGGAACAGCGCCCACTTCTCAGACGCCGCCCAAGACCGCCGCCGAATCCGTGGGACAGGTCACGGAGAGCTACGACGCCTTTGCTAATCAAAAGCAGGTCGAGGGAGACCTGACCAGACAAATCACAGAGGACGCCCGCCGTGTTGTCCAGGCTATTGAGTATGCTTTGCAAATTGGTGATCGCAACCAGATGCCTGTCACCATCGGGGAGGCGGTGACAAAGGTTCTTAGGGATTTCTACGGGTACGCAACGGTAGAGGAGGCGATGAAACTGCTCGGTTATATTCAAGTGGCCAAAAATATCTGGTGGCGTCTTGATCCAACCGCGCCGGACAATGACCTCAGCCTCTATTCCGCGGGCATCTCCTACGGCGGCGGGTCTGGCTTCAACTACTACGGCGGAGGCGGTGGAGGCTATGGTGGAGGCTATGGTGGAGGCGGTGGTGGAGGTGGCTATGGTGGAGGTGGGCATGGCTCCGGATACTCCAACTATGGGAACGCGATCATGTGGGAGGCCTCCGCGCTCTTCGGGGGCAGGTAGATGGTAAGCTCCTATCAGCAACAGCAGCAAAGAAAGATAAAGGGCCTTTACGATGACACGCTTTACGGACAGCGGCTGTCTTTGTCGGGCGCAGCTGGCAGAACGTCCGAAACCCCCACGCTTTCCGCGGCCTCCAAGGCTAAACTTTCATCTGCGGTTGCCGGGACCGTCTCTCAGCCCAAACGACCTCCTCCTGGCTACGACAAGCTAACCCCGCTCGAACAATCGTTCTCTGAGATATTTCCGGGTATTGCTCCCTGGATTTTGCGTGGGACCGGCGCGGTGGGCGGAGGGGTACTTGGCTTTGCCGTGGGAGGCCCGGTTGGGGCTGTCGTGGGAGGAGCGGCGGGCGCAACATTCATCGAGTCCATTCTGGACACGAAGGTTGGTGATTGGCTATTCAAGGGGTTGGATTACGGGGCAGAAGTTACAGAAAAAGCCATAGGGACGGCCTACCTCATCGCCAACGACGACCAGTTGGAGGCGCTGAGGGGGACACAAATGAAGGGCACAAGCTCGCTGGCCTGGCTTGACATCGCTACAGATCCAAAAAAGCGAGCACTTTTCCTTTCGGCCTGGCGAGCCTCCAGCATGTTCTACGAGAGCATCGCCCCGAAGGACGTTGGGGGATTGCTCAAAGTCAGTCAGGCGCTTGGCGGCTTCGAGCAGTTCTCCCCCTTCGCCTCGGAAGAAGAAAAAGAACAAGTCCGTATAGAGCAGCAGGAGATATGGGGTGAGTGGGACACGTATTGGGGCGAACAGAAAGAGCACTGGCGGAAGGTGTTTGCCGGTGAACCGCTGCCTGACATCGGCGGCCTGCCGCAGCTTATCGCCATGCGTGAGCAGATATTCAGCGGGCGCGACCCCGATGAGGTATTGACGGAATACCAGCAATCCCTCGGCATGCTCGCCTTCCGCGGGCAAATGTTCGACAGCCTGGGCCATATCGTCGCCGATCCCATAAACTTCATTATGCCCAAACTAAAGCCGGTCGAGAAAGGCAAGGCTCTCACCGAATACGTGCTCGCCGCCAGGAAGGCGCCGCAGGTGACGCAGGCGGTGGATGACATCAAGCGGGCCCAGAAACTCTTCCTCGCCGCCGAGGACGTGGCCGAGAAATCGCGCCTGGCCGATGACATGGTGAGAATTGCCGATAGCCTGGAGACAGCCACCTTCAGCAAGATCGACGAACTCTCGGACATCACCCTGGGGCTAAAGAAAGCGGTGGAGAGCGGCGAGGGCTTGGACAAAGCGATTGGCAGGCTGGACGACATCATGCGCCGCTTCGACGAGGTGAAGGACGCCTCGCTGATGGAGCGCAAGGTGGCGGCGCTGTTTGGTGGAGACCCGCTCAACCCCCCGGATTACTACTTCAAGCTCACCAATGCCACAAAGAACATTCCTCTTGGGTCCCGCCTCGTGGGCGGCGTGCTGCGCTTTTTCACTCTCACCTCCGAATCGAGAGCGCGCATTTTCGTGAACAACATCTCGGACACGCTGCGCATCATCACCGCCGAGGGCAACATTGCAGACCCCAGGACGCCGTACCTGTGGGTGCAGAATTTCGCCAAAGGCGCGGCAGGGGCATTTGGAGACAGGCTGGGGCATATGTTCATCACCCCCGTGGGCAGGCACGTGCAGGCGGTTCTCAAAGCCTCGATGACCAAATTTGCCGAGGCCCTCACCGCCTACGACGCCCTCAAGACGCAGCGGGAAATGGCTTACACCATCGCCCGCTTGCTGGACGACAGCCCCGGCAACATTGTCAAGATGCTGCAAGCGGGCGAGTCCAACGCCGTGTTCCAGAGGCTGACGAAACTGGTGGGCACGCAGCCGGGCGTGAAGCTGCTGGACGACATCGGAGCGGGGCTGGTCAAGCAGCAAGACTTGGTGAAGCTGGGCGAGATACTGCGCTCGACAAAGAACAACATCATTCCCTGGACGCCAGAACTGCTGCGCGGCAAGATGCTCTCGGACATGCTGGAAGTGGCGGCAAAACTGGCGGAGACGCAGTTTGGGGTGAAAGAGATAGGCATATTCAGGAAAGCAACCGAGGCCATGAAGTCGGTCGAGAGCCTGCTGCTGCTGGGCTTGAACGGGCTTTACCCGGTCAACAACTTCTTCAACGGCGAACTGACCATGATCGCCCGCGGACTGTTCAACATGATGACCACCGATCAGGCACTGAAATATTGGGATGAGGCAGTTGGCTTCCGGCCCTCCAATCTGATGAAAGGCTTCGGTATCTCTGGCGAGGAAGCCATAGCAGGGGTATCGGACATCGAAAAGGCTGCCATGAAAATCCTGGATGACGCACGCTGGGGAGATAACCAGAAGTTCCTCAAGACCGTCAGGGATGCGGCCAGGAAACCCAAGCTGGCTCGATCTATAGCGGCAATAACGGAGTCGAGGCAACGCCTGCGCGCCACCACCTCCGCACACATGAAAGTCTTTCCGCAGATCAAGAAGGGGATGATCTCGGGGATGGACGTGGCTGAACCGGGTTTGCGGGAGGCGCTGAACATCGGCGACCCCAATCTGGCGCGGGCCTTCGAGGAGGCCGTGCAGTCCTCGCTTTCCGTGAACGACATCGGCAAACTCCGCCAGACGAAGAACCTGAACTGGAACGTGGAGAGCATCATCCGGCAGGCGGGAGAGCAGTTGGGGATGCCGACCGAGACCCTGCGAATGTTCCTGGGCGAGGAGGTGCTGGAGGGATTGCGGCGTGTGGTGGACGACATCAAGTTGAACCCCACCGCCGAACGCATTTCCTCCGGCATCAGCGACATGAAGCGCACCTTTCAGGATGGACTGGAGGCGGCTTACGTCAGGGAACTCGAATACCGCGCCGCCGAGTACGCGGCCAAGATCGAGACCGAAGGCATTCACGGCGTGGCGATGGTGTATGGCGAGGTGGCCGATTCCATCTTCGCCCGCCAGGTGGCGCACACCATGCGCCTCGACGAGCAGGTGCCGAAAATCCTGGACATCGAGAACGCGGCCCTGCGCAACAGCGCGTGGAAGGGCATCCTGGGGGACAGCGACATCGCCTGGCGTAGAACCTGGCAATTCCAGGAAGCGGCGTTCAAGGGCATTGCCGATGGCTTGAAGGGGCGCGGGGCAAAGCTCACTCAGGACTTCACCGACGGTTTTCGCTCGCTGAAAAAGACCACCGGCGATTTCATCACCAAGCGCAACAAACTGTGGGACGACTTCTTCGAGGACATCGTAGCCAAAAAATTCCCCGATGACTTTTCGAGGTTTGCCCGCGGGGACGAGATCCGCGAGATTTTGACGAAGGAATACCAGAACCTCATCGAGACAACCGAGCGCGCCTACCTGAAGATGGACACGGTGGTGGTGAACAGCTTCCGTGACCCGCGCCTGCGCTCGCAGGTGAGCATGTGGCGCAGCACCATCCGGCGCATGCGCATCGCAGACATGGAGAGCATGGCCGATTTCCGCGGCGTGCTTGCGGGCGTTCCGAGAGCGGAGCAGGCGGCGATGTGGAGGGACTACAACTTCGCACGCCGCCGCGTGTGGGCCAACATCAACCTGCTCGAAAACGCGGGCCGGCGCATGGTGGCCGGAGACCCCGAGGCGCTGCGCATGTTCTCACAGGTTCAGGACTTGCCTCTGTTTCAGGCCAGGGCTGCCGAAGCCGTGGAGCAGGCCGAGAGATTGTCCCTGCGTAAGCTTGACCCCGTGCAGCAGAGCGACATCTTCCGGCAGGCCGAACTCGGGTTTGCCGATACGCCTGTCTCCGAACTGCCGCCCGATTTGAGAACAGCCTTGCAATTCCAGATCGAAGAAATGATGAGTGATATGACCATCGCCAAGCCAGGGCGGAGGATCATGGATTACGACGTGGCTGGACGGGGTGGCTTGTCGGAGGTAAGTGGCATCTCGTCTAGCTACCCGTATTGGTACAGCGAACTCAACCCCTACCTGCGATTGGCGGACGGGACTGTGCTGCGCGGCAAGGCCGCCGTGGAAGAGGCGCTGAACATACTCGTGCGCGGCGAGGGAGATACGGGCTACTCGATATTCGGGGAGCTGCGCAGGATCGCCTTCCGCGAACTGGCGGACGGCGGGTTGCCCGAGGATTTCTGGAAGGTGATGGACGAGATTGGTGAGGAGGGCGTTTCCCTGGTGCCGCTTTCTAGGGCGGGGGAAATGGATAACTTTGTTGATGCCATAAAACAAGCTGATATTCAGATTGCTCGTAAGGGCATTGAGAGTTTGAAGGGAGAAGAATTTCGTCGAGCCTCCGAATTACTATTAGAACATGGCTTACCGAGTGAAAATGAACGCCTCAATCAACTAATCAACAATCTTAGTGAAACTCTTGCGAAGCTCAACAAGGCTGGGGCAGACCCCCAACTACTTAAATTAGCCTCACAACAGATTTCTGATATTCGTAGCCATTTTCAAACAGTTTTGGATCGTGTTCAACGCAGAAAATTTTTGGGGAAGGCGACAGACATGGGAGCGCGCAAGCCACCCGTGCAGCCTATCAAAGACACAGAACCTTTCATGGCCGATTTCGACAGCCTGGTGGGGCGCATCGAGGCGCGGCAGGCGGGAATAGACGAGGTGTGGTTCGAGTTCACCGCGCCGATGGTGGACGAGGTCGAGCGCCGCCTACTGGCAATGCTGGACGAGAAGCCAACCAGCAT